GAGCCAGTAAACGAGTAGACACAATCCAGTCAAAACCCATCCATGACTTAACAAAACCATTTGTTGCTAAAGTTTTGATATTCACATAATCGCTAGATGTGTATTCAGTTAACTGCTGCATCTTGCGAAGTTGAACGGGGCCAATAACCATGTATTTTGTTTCTTCAGGGTCAATATCGTTTTCCATGAATTTTTCATAGACTTCGGTAACACCATCAAAAGAAAATACAGCTATGCCGGTACCTACTTTTTGACCGCCGGGGAATGCAACGGGCGCGCCTGCACCATCAAGCGCAGTACCTGTTGCCGCTGCAATGATTGAATCATCTTGCGCACGCTTCATTGCCATTGCTAATGAATAAGCAATGTTTGATTGTGGGTCAACTAACATTTGAACAGGGTCTTCTTGTTCAATGGTATCGCCTACATGGAAAGTTTTTGCGATTGAAACGCGGCGACTCCAGTCAGAGTCATTTTCAGGAGTGGCAACACGCGCAGACGTTTTTTCCGTCGCAGTATTTTGCCCCATGCGTTCCCAGTTATGTTTTTCAGAAGAAACACCACGTTCATCAACACACATACGCAAACGCGCAGATTTTTGTTGAGCAAGGTGGCGAACAATATTTTCAAACGTCTGGATATAGACGTTCTGAATTGAAATAGCCATTATAGTAGCTCCAGTTAATTACGAAAATTAATCGCCTGAAGCTACCCGACCTTATGGTGGACTATGACTGTGCTTTTACCGCAAGCACTAAACGGGTTCTTTTTGGACAAGTTGAAATTAACTTGCGTCCCAATAATCGAAATATAGACTTAACTTCGTAAGTCGTCAACATTTGCAGACATTTTCGGGTTCGCCTGCTTAGTTAAAGCCAACACTTTCTCTACGGCCATCTTATGCGCAGAATCATGTGCATTCCAATAAGCATGTTCCTTGTTGCCTAAAATTTCACTCAATCGCTCTTGTGCTTCAGCGGGAGCAATAACATTTGAGTGTTCGCGTGTTTCTTCAATCAAGTTCTGCGAGCCTTCCGAGCCGAATTTTTCTGCAATATTAGTAAATGCCTTAATGGTATCTACACCGGCAACGCCAAGGTTAGGAATAACATCGTTAAAATACTTTAAACGTACTGCTTCAGCTTTTTCCATATTAGGTTCAAATTTCATACCCCACTCTGAGTTTAGTGCAGCCATTGAACTTTTTTGTTCAGACAAGTCTTGCTCGGCAATTTCAATTGAGTTTTGCGTGTAATCTTTAATCACGCCTTCGTATTGTTTTTGACTTAAGCCGTGCTTGTATGCGATACCTTTAAAACTTTCTGCAAGTTCATCTTGTAAAACGATACCATCAGGTGCTTTAAGTTCAGGAGCCGTATACGCTTTAGCTTCTTCAGGTCTGCCAAGCTGATTATAAAATGCATCCATAACATCAGTATCATCCATGTCTGGTTTACGCATAAGACTTGGCACTTTTTCAATTAAGCGCTTATCAAATGCGGCCATGTCTTCTTTACTTGCATCTTCAGTTGGAATGCGAATCGACTGACCCATCATTGAGCGCATATTACCCATCTGTTCCCAAAAAGAATCTTCACTTTTTGAATCACGCACTTCACCCCAGTCCTTTATTGACTCAGGTAATTTTTCTTTCGATTCATTATCAACACTACCAATATCACCCTCAGCGCAATACTTTTGTTTCATGTGGAACATCGTCTTCTCCCTCTATTGTTAATAAAATATTTTTTGCCATCACGCGCATACCATCATTAAACGCTGTGGTATAAGGGTCGCCAGCAACATGCGACTGGCTATCAGCATAGAGTTTTAAATCTTCCATGATAATTTCACCATGCGGCCCGCCTAATGCAATGCGCCATGCTGCCTGTACTTTTTTAGTTTCGTTATCAGCCACCGACTTCTCCCGCGTTTGCTACATTCAAGTCTGCTTGCGACCCATCTTTCATTGCACCGGCAAGTTGTGCCGCCTGATCCATTTGTTGTTGTTGCGCCATTTGTTCGGCACGCCTTTCACGAATTTCTCTTACTTCGCTTTCTGTTTTAAGGATTTCAAACGGTACACCGATACGTTCTGAGTACATGCGAATTAATTTATCCCAGTCAATTGTATCAATGACTTCAGGCGCAACAGAAGCTATCTGCCCGATATTAGCAAGCAAGCGTTCTGTGCTTTGCACATCATTCATTTTTTGTACGCGCGCCAATGGCCCCATATATTCAATGTCCATTTCAGCAAAGTTTTCTGCAATGATGCTTGGCATTTCTGGCAATCGACCCTCTCTTGAAAGCGTATAGAAGCCTCGCTTGATTAAAGGGTCAAGTCCATCTGCTCTAATGCGACCTGCAACTGGGCCTAAAACACGCTGCATAAATTCATAACGCGCATTAACTTCTGTTGCCGTCATAGCAGGCGAATCTTTTAACATAAGGTGTTTTGTGTAAAAAGAATCCTGAATGGTGCCTATCAGGTTTTCTCGTTGCAGTTGAGACACATCGAAACGGGCACCTGACTCATAAGGTCTAATACCATTAATGTCACGAACAACAGTGACACCGCCAGGTTGTAAATCTAAATCGCCAATGATTCCACGTTGTTGAGTTAAGGTAGGTGGGTCAATAACTTTTTCTGCCGCCTTTAAAACGAGTTCGACAAGCTGATTGAGCGTAACAATATCAGCAAGAACATTAATAGCGGGACTATCACCAAACTTTGAACCGGCTGCACGACCCCAGCGCATAACATAAGCAGGCATTTCATAATAACCACTCACTGTATCTGTTAACTCATGCGCATCTTTTGCTAAAATATAACGTTCCTCATAAGGTCTTGCTTCAGGTGCAAGTTCACCCGACACATCAGCATCCTTGTTTTCCAAACGTAAACGAATGCAATGTATAACTTCATGCGGGACATTGGCAGTTGTAGCGCCTTCGGCTTGTTCTTTGATATAGTCTGGAATCGTATCGGGATATTTTTCTGCTAACTGTAACGCAGTATATTTTTTATAACGATAGATACCAGTAAGCTTACCATCAAAGCCTTCTTCAAAATATATTTCACGCGCCATGGTTGCTTTAAAAACAAAACCACCTCTGCCATCTGACTCATGCAGTAATACCGCAGTACCATAAGCAACCAAGTCTAAATAACATTCTGCAATCTCAAGATTAAAGTTAGATTCATTAATTGCGTAATATAAAATGCGTTCACATTCTTCAAGCCATTCACGCGCCTCATGATTTTTATTTAACTCTTCATCACGAAAACGCAAACCAAACCAGCGACCACTTGCTGAAGTTAAATTTGAATGAATCGAACTTGCAAGTAAGCGAGCTGACACAACCGCAGTGGAATCATATAGTTCACGATGCCGCCAGTTAATAGACTCTTCGTAATCGCTTTCTTTTTCAAAGAAACGGCCACGGTTAGGCATAACAAAGTGGCTAATTATTTCCCAGCGGTTATCTAAATTTCTACGTTCCGCTTCAAGCGTGCGAAAGCGTGCAACAATTTCTTCAGGTGTCATAATAATTCTCCTAATAGGCTCCCATCGAGCGTTTTACTTTTGGTCTGGATGAGTTATGACTAAACATATCAGGCGAATCATCTACCCAACCAGTTGCTAAAACACGAAACGCATCAGCCCCATGCGAGGCCCAGTTATGTGTTGGTGAATTACGATAACGTTTCATATTGTCATCCCATGCGCGTTCGTAACCAAATAAGGCTTCAAGCCCTTCTTCGGTTCCACTTTCATGAAATGTACATCGAGGGAGTAATGCGCGGACAGCTTCAATGCCGTCTTCAATGTGAAGTTTAGGAACAACAGTAAAATCAAGCCCCATATCAAAGGCTAATTCTTTACGTGTTTTTCCTGTTTCATAGGAGCGCACCATAATGTCATGTGGTGCGAGGTGTTCAAGATAGTTATAATTTTGTGCAAGCACATAGCTTACATGGTCAGTCAGAGGTTTATTTCTTTGTTCGTAATACTGTATAACACGCGGCCCACCTTCATAAGGCTGGACAAACCAAATGCTTGTCGCATCATGTATACCTAAATCCCACGCAGTAATAACAGGACGTGTTGGGTCATAAGGATAATGGCCGATACAACTCGGTTCAGATTGTCTAAGCTTCGTGATTAAGTCTGCATAGTAAGCACCGATGTTACCTGCATCAAAAGAGTTATAGAATTCCTGCTGCACTAATTCGGCAGGCATACCGCTTGCAACTTCCTCATCAATTTCTTTTTGCGTGATGAGCGGGGTACCATCTGCACGTTTTGATTGTGTTATATCAACTTCGCTATAATAGTAATCGGGATTACCGGCTTCACTTTCACGCAAGCCAACGTTACGCATATCAAAGCCATGGTTATGACCGCGAGGGGTATAAATGAATATTGCCCAACCACCATTTTCTACAAGGATAGGTCGAAAATAATTGTAAGCTTGAGGATTTTGTAAAGAGTATTCTGAAAAAACAATACCGCGTGGGTTCGTTCCCATCCATGAATCATAGGAGTCTGAGCCACCCAACTGAATTGTTGAGCCATTGATTAACTCAATCAACATATCTTTTTCGTATTTCTTTTTTATCAAGGGTCGAGGTATGTGATCAATAAATTTTATA